AACCCTCCAAAAGATTTATTCTTTTAAATCCGTCGTTTTTCAAAACGCGTACAATTTCTTTTTGCTTTTCGGTAAATACCTCGCTCAAGCATTTTTCACCCCCTCAAGAATTTTTTCAAACGTGCTCACGTCCTCGCCGGCAGGCTTGCCGATACTTACTTTTTTTCCAATCGAAAAAAGCGCCCTTTCAAGGTCGCTTTTTCGGTTCTTTTCGTTAAAAATTTTGCTTAACCGTGCTTTTGCGTCTTTTTTTGAAATCCGCATTTTTATTTGCCCCCTTTATTTTGAGTTTTAACGCGTTTTTGTTTCAAAACCCTAACTGGTTTCATAAAAAATATTTAAACGTCTGTAAAACGCATTTAAACACCTTTTAAAAACGTTTGCGCACTGCACGCCGCACCCGTTTTGTGAGTATGTCAACAAAAGCGGTTTGAATTTATACCGTTATGGAAAAACTTTTGCTTCTTAATTTCACCGCAAAAGGAAGGAGGCAGCACTCAAACCGCCTTTGCTAATACACCGCCTTTTTTGCTTTCGCAGGCATAATCGAACCCGAAGCGGTTCGTCCCTCTGATGCCTATGCTTCGCCACTCAAAGAAAAAAACTTTCTTCGATTGCAAATTTTTTATGACGCACGCTGTGCAAATTTACGGCGAATACTCAAGCCGTAATGTCTTGCGTGCTTTGTTTTCTTTCAATTCCGAGTCTGATATGCCGCTTTTCCCCGTACAGTAAAAACGATGCCGTTATTATCCCTTGCCGTCTGTCGCATTTTAAAACTTCAAATCCGAATTTCCCGGCATCTTCTTTCGAGCTTAAAACCTCAAACGGTGCACCGCCGTGCGCAAGCGTCAAAATCCTTTGCGCCTCATCTTCGTAAATCGGTGTCGGGTTTCCCCGCCCGATAAAATTCACCGCATATTGCGTGCCCTTTGCCTTGTAGTAAATTTCGTCTGTCATATCGCACATAACAAAAACATAATTCGTAAATATGATTTTTTCCTGTTTTCTAAAACCGTTTTTTGTGCGTATCTCGCGAAAATACGACGGCGCATATGCTAAAATACCATTGTTTTTTAAAAGCCGTACAACGTCTTTTTCATATCCGCCACGTACATATAAAACATACATTTTCATTCTTTTTTTACCCTTTTTAAAAATCCCTCAACCTTTTTGTAAAGCTCGGGTTCTTCGTCAGCCATTGCCTCAAACATCATCTTTTTGGCATACTCCAAGCCTTTTTCAAGGCTGTCCTTGTTTGTAATATCAACTCTCTGCTTGTATGCCGCAGCCCGTGTCAGTGCCGTAGCCTGTCTTACAACGTCTTTTAAGTCCATTTCTTTCCACTTTTCCTCGGGTGCGTTGTTTATGGTTTCAATAAGGTAGCTTGATAAAAGCCGTAGTATCGCCTCTGTTGTGTCAAGGTTCGGAAAGCGGTCAAGCTCCTGCATCATAACCTTAAAATTTTCCTGTGCCATTTTAAGGCTTGAAACGCTCTCGGCTAAATTTTTTGCGTGTCTTGCCACACCTGAAAGCGATGTTTCATATCCCTTGCTCTTAACATATTCCACAATATCGGTATATCTGAATGAGGGGTTAAGCATCATCTGCTCCGCCGCCTCTTTAATGTCTGCCGGCAGGGCGTCTATCTTTGAACACTTCCGTCTGTTTCTGCTCATTTTTTAAACCTCCACCAAAGGGTCGGCTATAACCCCGGCAAGAAGGCTTATTCCTTTCGCCGTAAGCTTTGCCTCAAGCTCATTGTAATCTGCGTCGGCAAAAACAACCGGCTTTTTAAGCGCAATGTGCCGAAGCGTAATATAATCCGCCAAATCAAGATAGTTAACCGCATCAATAAATTCACCCTCGCTTATTCCGCAGCCGTTAACCGCCTCTCTCACCACCTTGAGCCTATTGTAGCTTTTGCGCAAAACGTTGATGGTTCTGAGCACCGCTCCGTTGTTGTTTCTGCAAACAGCCTTTTCAATAATCTGTTTGTTATCCAAATTTTAACCCCCTCTATTTTATTTTTTCTATCAGCCTGTCAAGCTTATTGTTGATTTCGCTTATCCCGGCAACAAAATCCGCTTTGGTAAGATAGTCGTCCTTTATCTTCTTAATCTCATTGTTTGCCCTTCTTATACCTTCCTCGTTTCTGCCGATTCGCACAAATGCATTTTTTAACAGAGCCGCAAAAACAACAATTATAAATACCGCTGAAATAAATACATAAATTTTCATATTCAAAATCCCTCAAAATAAAAAATACCGATATCGTTCGATACCGGTATTATACCTTATTACAGTTTAAATTGTTTATTAAAATATTTTAGGAAAACATTTCACTTTTTTAACTCGAATTAAAAAAAGAAATCTGTCCTTCTTCGGGCGCATTTCGCTTTCTTGTAACCTCGTTTTTCACAATAAGCCTAATCATATTCGGTGTGAGTTCGTATTTTTTTGCAAGGGCGTTAAAATTGTAGCCGTTAAATTCGTCTATAATCTGTCTGTTTCTGCTCGGTCTTTCCGCGCCGTCAAGCTTTTTAAAAAACACTGTTTCTCCCTCGAATATGGTTGCAATCTTAAAAGCCGCCTCAAAGCCGATTGCCTCTGTCATTGTGTCGTAAACGTCCGAAAGCTTTTTAAAATCCTCCTCGTTAAGTTTTCTCATTCTGCCGTTTCACCTTCTTTTGCCCGGCGCTTTTAACATACCGTTTAAGATATTCTATAAGCTTTGCCCCGTCCTCATATGTCACCCATAAAAGCGGATTTTTCTGCGGTGCGTCATAACCTAAAATTTTCTTTACCGCACCGCGCATCTTTTCCGGCGCCTGTTTTTTTTCGCACCCGTCAAGCTCTGTAAGGGTGTATATAAGCGACCACGCTTTTTTCCTTTGCTTTTCTGTCATCTTGCCTTTTATGTCATCTTTCGGGCATAAATCCTTAAGCTGTTTTATAACCTTGTCAGCCTCTGCGTCGGTTAATTTTGCTATGCTCTCTTTTTTTACGGTTGAAAACACCAACGCGTGCAGTTCGTCCTCTCTTGTCCCGTCCGATATACCGAGTTTTTTTGCAATAGCATAAATCGTGCGTATCTTCTTTTTGTCCGTTTTCTTCACCTCCGTTGTCAAAAACTTTCATTCCATAAAATTCATATTTTTAAATATTAACAACTAAAGATAATTATCTGTCTTTTGTATGTTGTCGTCAGCTGAACGGGTCAAGGGCAGAGCCCTTGCCGTTTAGGGGCGCTGTTTGCCTGTGGCAAACGTTTAGCGCCGACCGAGCCGGCAGGTGAGACAGGGGGAATCGGAACCCCCACGTTTTCCCTCTGCTTTTGCGCCAAAAGCAGAGCCTGCGGAGCAACCCGAAAAATAACAAATTTGCATTTTCGGTCATAGACGGAAAATTTGTTTACAGATAAACCCAATGCTTTCTAAAGCTTTTTAAAAGCGTTTCCTTTTTTCCCTCATATTGTAAGCTGCATAAATTTTGCCATATCAATAAGCCCCTCGTAATCATCGCGCCCGATGTTCTGTGCTTCTAAAACCAACTGCACGGTATTTCTTATTCCCTCTCTTGATTTCGCCACTCTGTGCAAAAATTCAATCTCTCTTTCCTTGCCTGCATATTGAGGGAATAACAGAAGAATGTCGTCCTTTTTAACGTCCTTTGTGGAAAACGTCGCGGGAAACCTCGTTCTGTTTGCAATCTGCGCAAAGTCGGCGCACGAATCACCCTTTATCTTTCCGCTTGTTGTACGGTTTCCTATAAACATAACCCCGAGTGTGCAGCCCTCTTGCTTTTTTAAATCCATCATCGCCCTGAACACTTCAATGGTGCGCATTGTCAAAAACTGCGCCTCGTCAAAAATAATAACGGTTTTGTCGGGAATGGCGTTAACAATTTCATACCAAAGTTCGTCGTTGCGTTTTGATTTTATGTTGAGCTTTCTCGCAACCTGTTTAAGACACGCACCCGAGCTCATCACGCACGGGTTAACCGCTATGTATATCGTGCGTTCCGGCTCGTCGTGCAAAAATTTAAGTGCCGCCTGTGTCTTTCCGATGCCTGCATCACCGCACGCAACCGCCATACCGCCCTTGTTCTTGCAGTTTCGTATTCTTTCGTAAACCTCCTCGGATATGCTCGTCGGCTTGTATCCGTCCTCGGCAGGCGCATTTGCGCTGTAATCCGAAGCCTCAAAATATCTTTCCAAAATTTCAAATTTTCCGTCCTGGTCGCCCTTGTAATTTCCCGTCTTAAGTCCCGACAACACACTGCCCGAAATTCCGAAAAGCAAATTCGCCTTGTTTCCGCTCAAATTTCTTTTTTCCAGTTCTTCAAACGCCCTGTCAATAAGCTTTTTTCTCTCGTCCTCTGTGTAAACCTTTTTTGCCACTGTAAACTCCTCCTTTAAAACATCTTAATTTGTCCGTTAAGCTCGTTTGCCTTTTTTATGTCGCCCTTTTTTCGCTTAATGCCGATACCCTTTGCATTGCAGTATTTTTTCTTGAATTTCTCATTCTCCGTCTTGGTATTGTTCATCAAATTCCCTCCGTCAATTCTTCAAAATCACGTTTAAAAACGTATTCAATCAAACATTTATTTTCACTTACAAGCATAACCTGCAGAACGACTATTTCGCCCGTTTCGCTTTGATAAAGTCTTGACGGCTCTTTAAATACATATACTGACGTATTTATATCTCTAACACAAAATTTACTCTTTGGGTGCGATTTCCGAAGCGTACCGCTTACGGCATTTATGTTATATTTAAACGAATTATTTACGCTTGAGTCAAACATCTCTCCGCCTCCTTATCGTTAAGCATATCCGCGACGGCTTGCCTTTCGGCTTTATCGTCCGAATATTCGCCGTAAAATTCCAAATTACCGCTATGAACAGTTTCACCGGTGTCTTTCACGCGTGCAACAATATAACCCGCAACGGGGTTGTAAATAACTTTCCATTTGCCGTTGTTCATTTTCTCCTCCTCATTTTGTTCGCACAGTCTGTGCATAACACCTGTCCTTTTACGGCCTTTTCCTTATGGCATCGAACGCATATGCCTTTTTCTTTACACCATTTATATGTTTCTTTGGTTATACCGAGCATTTTTTCCCTGCATTTGCCGCACCATATCCGATTTTCAATTGCCTTTTCCTTTCCGCAGTATACGCATATGCCTTGTTTTTTACGTTTTTCATACAATTCCTTCGCTTCCATAACTAAACCTCCTCTTTTTTCTCAAAAATCACCTGTCTTTTATCACATTGTAGGGGACGATGCCTACATCGTCCCGAATTACAGTTTCCTGTTTATATCAAATATTGTAATAACCTTACCGCTCACCTTTTCCTCAATCGGCAAAACCTCGCCCGACGCCTTTTTAAGAACCTTTGCATTTTGCGGTTTTATCTCAAATTGACCTTTGCCGGCATTTGCGCGCCGTATCTGCATATCAACAATGCTTATGCGTTCCTCGGGCGCAAGAGATGTAATTTTCTCGTTGTAATCGTCCTTAACCGCCTTGCGTATTTCTCTTATGCGTTTCTGTGCGATTTTAACTTTATCACCGTTTGCGTTAAACGGCAGCATCGTTTCCTCGCTCATCGGCACGGTCATTATAAATCTGTCGTCCTCCGCGTTGTAAATCCGCACTTCGTTAAGGCAGTCTGGGTCGTAGCGCACATATACCTTTTTGTTTAAATACTTCCATATTTCCTCGTTGCAGTAATGTAGCTTAACACCCGAAATATTGAGTATAATTCCGGCTCGCGATACCTTAATCGGGCGTGTACTGCGCATAAGCATTAAATTCAAATCTTCGTCAGATAACGGTTTTCTTATTTCCTTAATGTTTTCATTCCAAACGTCTATTCGCCGTTTTCCTTTGTCTTTTTTAACATATCCGCCGTATTGACCGACATTGTAAACACCGTCTATCATCTCGGCAATCATAGGCGCAATATCGCCGTCGCATAAAACATTTCCGTCCTTGAGCTTGATTTTAAGATTTTCGGGACGTTCCAAAACATTCCCTCCGCAAAACGTTTCAAACATTCTGCTTATGCTTCCCTTAAACGTTAAAAACGCTCTTTCAATAGGCTTTGCCCTCGCGTTCCGCACCAGTGCGTTAACCATATTTATGCCGAGCCGTTCAAATATGTGGGGCGGTATCTTTTTGCCCTCACTGCTTTTTCGCGTTCGGTGTCCGCGTCCTGCAATGTCATATGTCAAAAATTCGCTTCCGTTGTCCATATAAACGTTTTTCGGTATTCCGAACCGCTTAATTGCATTTCGCAGTGCCAGCACTGTACTGGCGCTCGAGGGGTTGTCCGTCAAATTCCAGCCGACCATAACCTGGCTCCGTGCGTCTATAAATGCGGTAAGATGAAGCCTGTGCAGTCCGCCGTCCTCGTTTTCGGTTATAACGTCCAGAGTGTGGTTGTCGGCAATCCAGTAATCATTAGGCTCCAAATCCTCATAACGCCGAAGTATGTAAGGACTTGCCTTGTCGTTTAATGCCTTGTCGCCCTCTCTGCCGTATATAACGGTAGCGTCGAAAAGCTCCCGCTTAATCCGCCTTGCAAATGTCACCGCGCTTGGAAAATCACAGAGCGCCTCTTTGTCAAATTCAGACGCCCACGCTTTGGTAAGCTCATAGCACTGCGCAACCGAAAGCCGTCTTTGGTCTAAATAGACGTACACAAAATAGTCCCACACCTTTTTTCTTATCTTGCTTTCGCCTTTGTTTTTGCCTCCGCGCCTTTCGCACAATGCTCCCAAATCGCCCGAAATCACCGCTTTGCGCTTGCGGTAAAGCGTAGCCTTTGAAATTCCCCTCTCGGGATATTCTTTCTTTATAAGGTCTAAAAACATCGCGTCCGCCTGCGCCTTGCTCATTTTGTCACTGCGAAAAGCCTCCCAATCCTTTATAACACCTTGCCAAAAAAGAATTTCACCGCGCTCCGTTTCGTTAAAGCTTTCAAACGGACGGTTTAAATTCTCTTTTGCTTTCAGTGCCTCGCAAATCAAAGGCTCGTTTTTCTTAGAATAGTATTTTCTTTTTATGTCGTCGGGCAGGCTTTCCACCGCTATCTTGTATTTTTTCCGCCCTCTGCCGTTAATTTCCGAAATTGCCTCGTAATCACCCTTGAGGATTTTTTTATTTATGACACTTTGAGTAAGTCCGGAAAGTTCGGCAAGTTCATTAACCGTTATATAATTCACGTTTTTCACCTTTTTAAAACCGTTTTAATAATCTTTAAATAATAACCGCAAAAACAACCGCAAACACCATATTGAATAAATACATCACACTTTCAAATGTCTGCTTTTTCCTGATGTTTGCATACAGCAACACACCGTCAAACCAAAATATAAACGAAAATGCAATAAACATAATAACCTTAAAAATAACTCCAAACATATAAATAGCCTCCTTATGTAATCTAACCGTCAGCAACCGGGTCAAGGGCAGAGCCCTTGTCGTTTAGGGGTGTGGGGGAATCGAAACCCCCACGCTTTTCCCACCGCTTTTACGCTAAAAGCGGTGCCTGCGGAGCAAAAAGAAAAATAACGATAATCTGTTTTTGATATGATAAGATAATTTAAAAATCACAACCCCAAAACAGGGGTAACAGGGGATTTATCCCCTCAATCCCTCTGCGGTTTTATCAAAATCTCAACCGTTGTGCCTTTGCCCTTTTCCGATATAAATTTCAATCCGTAACCCTCACCGCAGGCGAGTTTCAAACGTCTGTTAATATTGCTTATTCCGTATCCCGAACTGCCTTTTTTCGGTTTCAATTTCGCGGTTAACGGGTCAAAATCCATACCGCACCCGTTGTCCGAAATCACAAATTTAATATCGCCGTTATCCGTCAAAAATCCTTTAACGCTTATTTTTCCGCCCTCCGACATTTTGTCAAATCCGTGCTTTATCGAATTTTCAACGATAGGCTGAAGAATGATTTTCACCATTTTAAGCTGCATAATTTCGCCGCTTATATCGTATGTAACCTCAAATTTATCGGGAAAACGCATATTTTGTATAACGAGGTAGCTTTTAAGGTGCGTAAGCTCCTTTTCCACCGTGATAACCTCCATACCACCGTGGAGTGCAATTCTGAAGAAATTCGCCAGCGCGTAGATGATTTTATACGTTTCGGTGTCGTTTTTCATCAGCAAAATCCACGATATGGAATCGAGCGTATTATAGATAAAATGGGGGTTAATCTGTGCCGACAGCGCGCTTAATTCCGCAATGCGCTGTTTTTCTTTTTCGTCCTTGATGTTCTCTATAAGCCTGCCTATTTTCCGCGTCATATTCTTAAAAACGTTCTCCAATTCGCGTATTTCGTAAAGCTTGAACATCGGTTCGTATTCAGTGGGCGATTTCTCGAACGAATACATATTTTTTATGAGAATTTCAATCTCCGACAGCAGTTTTTTCGACACGATAACCGAAAACGGAATACTGAAAACTATCGCCGCAAAAAGCAGAATTATGAGAAACATATTGAGCGTTTTGAGCATATTGTCAAAAACAGTTTTGGGCGTGATTGTGACGATTTCAAGTCCTTCTATAATGGAATTTGCGTCAACGGCGCGGCGGCTCATAAGATAGTGCTTGCCGATTTCGGTGTTTTCGCCGTCGAAAAATTTATCGCTGAGAAAAATTTCCGACCCTATAAGCGACTTATTGCTGTGCGACAGAATTTTTCCGCCGTGCATAATAAACACCTCTCCGCCGTCCAGAGTATAGGTCTGATACATCTGCGACAGCGCGCTTTCGGGGATATACATAACAAGCTCGCCGGCGGTGTAATTTGTGTTGTAGTTGCGCATTTTCACCGCGACCGCAAAATAGTAGTTTCCGCCGTATTCAAAGCCTTCGGACATATACATTTTGCCCGAATTTACGGTTTTTGTTATTTCGTCAATGTTTTTAAGCGCAATATCCTCGGGAATGGGGCAGAAGTGGAAAACCTCGCGCTGTTTGTCAACAATGCTTATGCCCGACATCAGCGTGTTGTTTTTAAGATATGCCGAAATATTGTCCGAAATGCGCGCGTATTTTTCATCGTGCGTGAGATTTTTGTTGAAAAGCGTGACGTAAAGGCTGTTTTTTGCGGTAAAATAGAGCGACTGCACATTCGCGCGGTAAACAAACGACGAAATATTGTCGGAAAATTCCGCCTCGATAGAGCCCACATAGTTTGAGATGTATTTTTGCATAACGTAGTTTGAAATATAGCTTTTTGACATGCTGAAAAGAAGTATTGACGGCACGAGTGTGAATATCAATACAACTGCGTTTAAAAGTATTCGGTACGAAAAAAGGTGCAGAAGTTTTTGTTTAAGCCTGTTTATTTTTTTCAACCCCTATTTGCCGGTCAGCCTTAAATTCGCGGTAAAGATTGCTGAAATATTTCGCGTCGGAATATCCCACAAGACTTGCTGCCTCCGAAATTTTGTATTTTCCCGTTTCAATTAAAATATCCGCCTTGCGCATACGGTAAAGTGTGAGATAATCATTAAACGTCATACCCGTTTCCTGCTTAAAGCACCGCGAAAGATGGCGCGTGCTCACAAAAAGTGCGTCCGCCGCCTCGCGGAGCGTTATATGCGTGTCGTATTTGTCGTGGATAAGCGCAATGGTTTCTTTCACCAAAATATTGTTGGTTTCAATGGAAAAAATCTTGCTTCGGCTTTCTATCGAGCGGATAATTTCATACAGCCAGTTTTGAATATCCACAATAATTTCAATCTGTTCAAGCTCCAAAATCGGCTTTACAATGCGCCCGAACATAAGCATCATAGTGTCGGAGTCGGGCGCAAAGGTTTTGATTATCATAATCGCGGTTTCGGCAACCGTGCTTTTCACCGACGAAACGGGAATGTTCATTCGTTTTATAACGTCGGAAAAATATTCTTCCAAAATACCGCGCGCACCGTTAAAATCGTCCGACTTCATTGCGGATATAACCGCGTCGGCGTTTATGGTTGGTTCGCCGTTTATGCCTGCGCGGTACAAAATATAGTCGATAATGCGGTTGTTGCCCATAATCGCCTTTTGCGCCAGCACCTGATTGCACTGTTCATACGAGCGGAAAAGTTTGTTCGCGCGTCTGAAAATTCCGCTTATGCCGATTGTTACGGTAAATCCCGTCTGCGCGCTGAAATTTGTAAGAATGTTGTTTAATGTTTTAATCGCCGCGTCATAGCAATAGTCGTTTTTAACCGATATGACAAGCGCGTATTTCATATTGTCCACAAAGCATTTTATAATGTGGTTTTCGCTTATGCTTACTTCGTAGTCGATTATTTCGGTGAGTGACAAAAATGCCTTTGTTTTTTCGCTTGCCGGTTCGCTTTTGCGGTCGATTGATATGAGCGCGGTCATATAGTTTCCGTCGGGAAAACGGTACTGCGGATTGTCCTGTACAACCTTTTCGTAGTCCGCGCCGTTCAAAAGCTTTAAGGTGATTTTCTCCTCCAAAAGAGTGTTGTATGCCATAACTTCGCTTTTGGTTTTGCGCTCGGCAAAAATTTTGTCGCGCACTTCGCCCATAATTTTATAAAGCTTGTCAATGTCAACCGGCTTTAAAAGATAGGAATACGCGTTCGCCGCCATAGCCTCCTGAACGTAGGAAAAATCGTCGTAACCGCTGATTACGATAATTTTGCAGTCGGTTTTGCGCTTTTTAAGCTCGCGCAAAAGCTCAATTCCGTCCGACTGCGCCATACGTATGTCGGTAATAACCACGTCGGGCGACAAAATTTCGGTAAGCTCTATCGCCTCATCGCCGTTGGACGCTTCGCCCGCGATTTCAAAACCGATGCTTTGCCAGTCTATTATTTTTTTGAGTCCCTGCCTTATGATAACCTCGTCGTCAACCAATAAAACTTTCAGCATATCAAACCTCTGTTTTTTAATAATAATTTTGCATTTTCTGCCTTATTTTTTCAAGCTGTGACTTCATACTTTTCGACAGCAGACTTACTGCGAAATATCCGAGAACAAGCGCAAAAATGAGAATAAGCGTGTAAATTAAGGCAAGATTTTTTGTATATCCGGAAATCTGCGAAATATCGTCTTTTACATAAAACGTAAAAATGCCGTCCCCGGTACCGGCTTTGGTAATGAGGCTTTTTTTGCCGTTTTTTGCAAACTCGCCGTTAAGGTGCGAAATGCTCTCGGCATTTTTCTTTTTTTCGTCCGCGTTCATTTTGGAAAGACGCAGAAATGCGCCGTTTCGGTTTGATTTCAGCATAACCGCCGAGTGATTTGCAAAGTTGTTTTCCACAGAAAAACGGTCGGAAAGATAGCTTGTGTCAACTTGAAAAATAATGTAAATAACGTCCTCGCCGGCAGGAATTTTGCGCGCCAGCAAAAGAAAATCGGGCGCGTCGGTTCCGCTTTCGGCAATGTGCCAGCCTATGCCGTTTTCGTCAAAATCGGTGCTTTTCGCGGCGGCAATGTCAATATCGCGTATGTTGAACATTCCGACGCTTGCCGGAATGTTGTAGTATAAAAGCTCGTCGTTGCGGTAGACCACGAAAGATGTAAAATAAGGACTGCTCGCGCCGTAGGACGTGAGCGCGCCTATATACGACGAATCGTGCGCGCGGTAGTGCTCGGGATTGTCCAGCTTTAAGTCGGCAATGATGATGGAGTTCATTTCTTCGATGTTTTTTATTGCCGTTTCCGCGTTGCTCGCCTGCTGTTTTGATATGCGCACCGATTTTTCCACAAAGTCGTCGGTCAGGATTTTTGTGAACGCGCCGTAGGACGTCAGCGTCATAAAACCGATAAACAGTGCGATAAAAAGTATTGTATATATTTTTATACGGTTGTCAAGATTGCGAATCATATATTCACCCGATTAAAATTATAATATTACAACTACAGTATAACAAAGTTTTTGTGAAAATTCAAGTGAAGTAAAAGGACATAGAAGTAGAATAGTGGGACATAAAGTGCAGGCAAAGGAGTGCCTTTGCAATCCCGTGTTTTTGAATTTGAATTTACCGTGTCATATCAAAAACAGGTTATCGTAATTTCTTGGTTGCTCCGCTTTTCTCTGCTTTTGGCTCAAAAGCAGAGGGAAAACGCGGGGGTTTCGATTCCCCCTATCTCGCCTGCCGGCTCGGTCGGCGCTAAACGTTTGCCACCGGCAAACAGCGCCCCACAACGACAAGGGCTCTGCCCTTGACCCGTTCTGCAAACGCAAATTTTTCGGCGAACGGGTTGTCTTTTTAAAATTATTCATTACATATCTTCGTTATCCGCGTTGATTGCACGGATTTTTACAATTACGCGCGTAAATTTGCCGGGCTCACTCTCAATGCTCAATCCGTACTGCGCGCCGAAAAACAATTTTAATCTCTTATCGGTATTCGCAACGCCAACGCTGTACGAATTTTGCAACAGTATATCTTCAATTTTATTTTTCTCAATTCCGACGCCGTTATCCTCGATATAAATATACACGTCGTCATCTTTTTTGTCGGCTGTAATGCGGATATATCCTTCGGGAACGTCTTTTTCCAAAATTCCGTGCTTTATTGCGTTCTCCACAAGAGGCTGAAAGGTGATTTTCGGTATCAGCATATTTTGAATTTCGTCCGGAATGTCAGCCTCAAGCTTAATCGAATTGTCGTGCTTGAAATTTTCAATCGCGGTGTAATACGAAATATGCTTGATTTCGCTTTCGATTTTCACAAAATCGCTTTTGTTGTGCAGACTGATTTTATAAAATTTCGACAGATTTTTTATAAGATACGTTACGTCGTCGGGCTTGTTTTCCTTTGCAAGATACTGAATAATATCCAGCGTGTTATATAAAAAATGCGGTTTAATCTGCATTTGCAGAAAGTTAAATTCATATTTTTTGAGCGTTTCGGAATAATTCGTGTTGTACTCCACAAGGTTGTCAATGCTTGTAACCATATTGTTAAACGCGCCGATTGCCTCGTTCAGCTCGGTGTTTGAGCTTTCGTAATTTTTAATCTGCTTAAGCTCGCCGAAATTTGCACGTTTCATAGCGTTTATCAGCGTGTCGAGCGAGCGTATCACCGAACGGCTGGCATAGTGCGCCGCTGCATACGACGCAAGCGCGATTATTGTCAGAATTATAAACAAAATCACAAACATAAAATATGCGTCTTTGTACGCATTGCTTTTGCTTTGCACCGTCACGGTGGCGTAGTTGCTGTTTTTGGTGACGCCCTTTATCGCAAAATAGTTTTTCCCGTCAATTTTCACCGTGCCGTGCGCGTCTGCTGTAAGACTTAAAAATTCTCCGCGCGTCTTTTTTGTATATCCGCGCTCCGCGGTGGAGCAAAGCACGTTTCCGTGCTTGTCGGTGAGAACGGTGTCGCAGTTTTGTATGGTGGTATCGTGAAGAAGCTTTTCAAAAATTTCCATATCCGCCGAAACCTTTATGTAGCCTGTGATATCGTTGTAATTATCGGGGTTGTAAATTGTGTTGATGATGCAGAGTTTGTCTTTTCCGTCGGAATTTTCGGTAAAATAGAAAAACTTCGGCGTTGTTTTGATAAGGTCTTTGTACCAGTCGGTGTTTTCCACGTTTGCGGTTTTGTCCACCGTCACGCCGTCAAAGTTTATGCACCCTTCGTTTACGGGGTAGAGCGTGAGCGAAAGCGGAATACTGTAATTTGAAAGCGTCAAAATAAACGTATCCTGAACATATTTGTAATTTCCCTGACGTTCAAAAAGACTCGTAACCTCTTTTTGCGACAGAATATCGGCAATATCGGTGTTGTAGCTTGCGTAATGCACGCAGTTTTCCATACTGCTTATATAGTTGTAAACGTTTGACGCGGTGATGTTTGACGAATATTTCATATTGCGCCATATGTCGTCGGTCGTTTTCACAACGAAATACGAAACCGAGATGACAAAAAACGAGATAAACGCCACCGAGATGAGCGAAATCTGCGAAATAAAAAGCTTGTGCTTTATGCTTGAATTTTTAAAACGGGGCATATCGGTATGGCTCCTTTTTATGCAAATTTATATTATATAAGATTTATATCATATATATGTCTGATTATACCTTGATTATATGTAAATTTCACCTCCGTGTCAAGTGGGTGCAAAATATTACACTTTATGTGAGAAATACCCACTTTACACTAAAAAGCGGATATGCTAAACTAAATGTAAGATGAAAATAATATCCCCGAAAGGAAGATGGAAAATGAAACTGACAAAGAGAATTGTTTGTTTGGCACTTGCGTTTATTATGTGCGCATCATTTGCAGGGTGTGGAAACGGCAGTGAGGAAGCAAACGGAAAAATCACGAAACTTAAAATGATACTTGTGGGTGAAAAACCTGCCATATACGACGAAATTTACGGAAAACTGAATGAAATGCTCCGTAAAGATATCGGCGCGGAGGTTGAAGTGGAATATTACAACTATTCCGACCTTCAGCAGAAATATTCGCTCCTTTTCTCGACGGGCGAGGATTTCGACATTGTTTTTGCGGCAGACTGGGTAAAATACAATCAGCAGGCGGCGAAAAACAGTTTCATGGAAATCACCGACGATATGCTTAAAAAGAATGCTCCCAAAACATATGAAACCTTAACCGACAGAATTAAAAACGAGGCAAAGGTTAACGGCAAAATGTATATGATTCCCAATACCGCGTCGGAATACAGTACATATGTTTCGCTTATCAGAGGCGATTTGAGAGAAAAATACGGTATGGGCGAAATCAAGACGGTTGAAGATTATGAAAAATATCTTGAAAACGTTGCAAAGAACGATAAAAACATTATCCCGCTCGTAAACGTTGTTGCGGTGGGGGCGTTCTGGGGCGCCTATAAAGACGGTACGGATCGCTTTGAAACTCCCAAGGGCACAGAAATTTACTACGACATTGCGACCGGTAAATTCACCAAGAGAGAGTTTGAAGATTATTATAAAAATCAAATCCGCAAAACGAGAGAGCTTGTTGAAAAAGGCATAATCCCTGCGGATATAGTTGCGAACAAAACCACAGACAATATGTTTGAAAACGGAAAATGCGCAACATATGTAAAAAATCTCGAAACCTCCGCGTCGATGGCTAAAAAGCTCCGCGCACAGCATCCCGAATGGAAAATCGAAATCTGCGATTTTTCGGTAGGCGCAAAGAAAATTGCAAACTCGGCAGTGTCGAACGGTCTTGCGCTCAACCGTGCAACCAAAAATGCAGACAAGGCTTTGCAGTTTATCGAGCTTTTGAGAAACGACAAAAGATATTTTGATCTTACATGGTACGGCATTGAGGGCAAACACTGGAAAGCGGACGGCGACAACGGATATATCTCGCTCAACGCAGACCTTCCCAAAGAGCAGAAATACGAGCCGGGCTGTGTATGGGGCTGGAAAAACGAATCTATGATGAGAGTTGACAAAACGGATATTCCCGAAAAACAGGAAATTCTCGCACGCTGGAAAGAAGAAACGGTTGACAGCGATATTCGCGGATTTGTGTTTGACGACACAAACGTAAAGACCGAAATGGCGTCAATATCATCTGCGGCGTCGCAGTACGGCGGCCCTTTGTATAACGGTATGATAGAGGCATCAAAGCTTGACGCGTCGTTTAAAACATATCAGGAAAAACTCACGCAGGCAGGCATAGACAAGGTTTTTGAGGAAACCGAAAAACAGTACAAAGAATATCAGAAAACATTAAAGTAGGTGGCATTTTCAATGAAAAAAGTTAACACAAAGGCAGGTACGGCGCTTAAAAGAAACACCTTTCTGCACGAAGTGTCAAACAACAAAATTCTTTTGCTTATGATAGCTCCGGCAATACTGTATTTTTTGGTTTTCCAGTACATACCGATGTTCGGCGTAATTCTTGCGTTCAAAAAATACGACTACGCGCTGGGAATACTCAAAAGCGAATGGATAGGTTTTAAAAATTTTGAATTTTTCTTTAAAAGCGGTCAGGCATACACCGTTACGCGCAATACATTTCTGTACAACATCGTGTTTATTCTTCTCGGAAATGCAATGCAGCTTGCCGCGGCGATATTTTTAACCGAAATAGGCAGTAAAAAGGTACGCAAAATTTCGCAGACCTGCATATTCTTCCCGTATTTTATATCGTGGGTTGTGGTCGGCGCGTTTGTGTATAACCTTTTCAGCTTTGACTACGGTATGGTAAACGCTGTTCTTAAGGCGCTTTCAATAGAGCCTGTAAACGTTTATTCCGAACCGAAATACTGGCCGTTTATACTGGTTGTTTTAAACACCTGGAAAGGTCTCGGATACGGCTCGGTTGTGTATATGGCAACAATCACAGGCATAGATACGTCCGTCTACGAGGCGGCGGAAATCGACGGCGCAAGCATTATGAAACGAATTTGGCACATCACCATTCCGTCGCTGCGCGCAACTATGGTGACACTGGTTCTGCTTGCTCTGGGCAGGGTTTTCAGAGGAAATATGACAATGTTTTACAGCCTTGTGGGCAACAACGGGCTTTTATACAACTACACCGACGTTATCGACACGTTCACGTTCAGAACGCTTTTGTTCTCAAACGATATAGGTATGTCGTCGGCGGTAGGTTTCTATCAGTCGGTACTGTGCTTTGTGTTCATAATGCTCGCAAACGCTGTTGTAAAGCGTATTGACAGCGACAGCGCACTGTTTTAGGAAAGGGGGAAAAAGACATTGAAAAGTAATAAATTGGACAAAAAGCCGATTGAATACAGAGTTTTCATCGCGTTTGCATACATATTTGTCGTAATTATCGCGCTTTTGGGAGTAATTCCGTTTATAATGCTGCTTTCAGGTTCTTTTACCTCTGAATCCTACATTGTAAATCACGGTTATTCGCTTATGCCGAAAGAATTTTCGGTTAACGCATATAAAACAATTTTTGAAAATCCGCAGAGAATTGTAAATTCATACGCGGTGACAATTTTCATCACGGTTGTAGGAACGGTGATTTCACTTTTCTTAACCGCTATGACGGCATACGTTTTGCAGAGAAAAGATTTTCCGTGGCGAAACAAAATTTCGTATTTTATATATTTCACCACGCTTTTTTCGGGCGGTCTTACTCCGTGGTATATGCTTATGATGAAATTCGGAATGAAAAATAACCTTGCGGCGCTTATCATTCCGCACCTTTTTTCGGTGTTCAACATTCTTATCGTGCGAAACTATTTAAACGGAATACCGCATGAAATATCGGAATCGGCAAAGGTGGACGGCGCAAACGATTTTCTTATTTTTATAAAGCTTATCATTCCGCTTTCAAAACCGGTGCTTGCCACAATAGCGTTGTTTACGGGACTTCTGATATGGAACGAATGGTATAACTGTATGCTATTTATAAGCGACCAGAAGCTTTACACACTTCAGTATTATCTTTATAATATGCTTAACAACGCGGCGGCTATGAAAGAGCTTGTTTCGGGCACAAGCGTAGACCTTTCGTCGGGAGCGGAGCTGCCTGCCGAAAGTGCAAAGCTTGCAATGGCAATAATCGCAACAGGCCCGATACTTCTGCTTTATCCGTTTATTCAGAAATACTTTGTAAAAGGTATTGTAATAGGCGCGGTAAAGGGATAATTAGGCATCAGATGATCGAACCTCGTGTGGTTTAAATAGGCAAATTTTCCAAAATACTGCGTTGAAAAGCTATGTTATACG